CCTGAAGAAGCAAATCTACATGACGGTTATTAGTATCAATATTCTTGAGGCTATCCGGTTTTATGTCAGCTTTGTCTGTAGCTTTGCGTTTGCAGAGAACAAGAAGATGGTCGGCAACGCAGATATTATCAAGCTCATCAAACGCGATGAGGCTTTGCACCTAACCAATACTCAGCAGATCCTAAAGATTCTCCATACGGAAGAGTCAGAAGGATTTGTTAGTACAGCCGCCAAGTGTCAAGATACCGCCGTTGAAATGTTTGATAGAGCAGCGGCAGAAGAAAAAGAATGGGCATCGTACCTATTCCAAAACGGATCAATCATTGGACTCAACGAGACCGTACTACACCAATATATTGATTGGTTGTGCATGTCTCGAAGGAAAGCTATTGGGCTTCCATACGAAAACGTTGGAAAAAACCCAATCGCAGGTTGGACACAGGCTTGGATGCAGAGCGAAAGCGTTCAGGTGGCTCCACAGGAACATGAAATTACTAGCTACAAAATCGGTGCTAGTAAAAATGATTTAGATGATATGGACTTAGGAGGATTTACTTATGAGTGAAGAATGTAAAGATTATCTAGTAAGACATGCAATGCTCGAAAGCGTAAATAACATTCCACGCAATATGGGAACTAAGACCTACATTGAGAAGATTACGCAGTGGCATCACGACCGTAATCTGATTGAAGGTTCTACAGATAAAGATCAGTTTTGCAAACTAATGCAGGAAGCTGGTGAGCTTTCTGACAGCATTTGCAAAGGTAAAGATGTCTCTGACGATATTGGCGACATGATTGTTGTGCTAATCAATATTGCAGAGAGGAACAAATTGAGCATCTCTAAGTGTCTTAGGAAGGCATGGGATGACATTAAAGATAGGAAAGGAAAGATGGTTGACGGCGTGTTCGTTAAGGAGACCGATCTATAAACTTTCCCACATAAGGGTTTTACATGAGAACTAAACGACAAAGACGAGAAGACAACAAGAAACCTAATCACAAAATTAAGCCTTTAGAAGCAAAAACAGATAATCAAAGAGACTATATCAGGGCAATCGTAGAGAACGATATTATACTTTGTTCTGGCCCAGCGGGTTCTGGTAAGTCTTTTATAGCAGCAGGAATCGCCGCTCAACACCTACATCAGAATAGGATTGGGCAAATCATTGTAACTAGACCATTAGTTTGTACTGGTAAAGACATCGGGTCTTTGCCGGGAGAGATGGGTGAAAAAATCGCACCCTATCTTTTGCCAATGAAAGAAAACTTAAAACACTTTCTTGGTCAAGCATACTACGGACTTTATTCCAATGAAGGTCAGATCCAATACAAACCTCTAGAAGTCATGAGAGGGTCTACATTCCACAACTCTTACATGATTTTAGATGAGGCACAAAATTGTACAGAAGATCAGATCAAAATGTTTGTCTCTCGTATGGGCGAAAATAGTAAAGTCATTATCAATGGAGACATTGAGCAGAACGACCTCCGAGGTCGGAGTGGTCTTGAGTTTTGCATGAATAGACTAGACCGTATTGACGGAATTGGAATTTGCAAACTAGGCTACGAAGATATTCAGAGGAATGGGATTATAGGAAGATTTTTAAGAGCATTGGAGAATTAAATGCCAACATATATTTACGAGTGTAGTGCATGTGAACACTCTTTTGAAGAGTGGCAAAAAATGACTGACGACCCACTCAAGAAATGTCCTGAGTGTGGTAAGAAGAAACTGTTTAAAGTTTTGACTGGTGGTCTTCACGGATTTGTTTCTGGAAGCGAAACTATTGGTGGTCTTGCGGATAAAAACGCTAGAGAAAACAAAAACAAAATTGCAGAAGCAGAAGCAAAAAAACGTGAGTCAACACCAGAAGCACCAAAGGCTTGGTACGACAAGTATGGAACCGCTACACCAAAAGAAATTAATAAAATGACACCACAACAAAAAACTAGATATATAATGGAGGGCCGTAAATGAGATTTGTTGACGGAAAATTTTTACCACAAGAAGACAAGACTGTATTCCTATTTGGGAAAACTGGAGAAGTATTAGACAAAGATGAGCAGCATAAATTGCCTCACTATGCTAAAATTGTGCAGAACTCAGAAGGTAAAGAAACTTGCTATATCAGAACTTATCAAAGTACACCATTCGATCCAATGGGTCCATATGGTAGAAGAGAGAGAAATCTAGATACGCAAATTAAAAAGGTTTCCAGAAGCACCTTTGATTTTTATGTTACATATTTAAAAACTAACAATTCAATTTACTTAACCAAGGCTCAACGAGGATTTTTAAATGACTAAGAAGGGACCGCTCAGTAAGGCAGAGAAGTTTTACATTGAAAGCCATCTGGAAAAACCGATGGAAGACTTGTGCAAGGATTTAGACAGAGCTAAGTCTAGCATTGAGAAATACATTAAGACCATTCCAGTTGACGATAAGCAGAAGGCAGAGACTTTGCTGCTACAGCAGTTTGCTAGAAATGGAAAAGGGTCTACGGTTATGACTCAAAATGCAGCAGAAATGTCAGATGCAAAACGTGCTAAGTTTACAAATAATGGAACTAGGAGAAGTTCCAAGTGTACCACGAATATCAGGTGACAAATGGACGATAAGAAATGGGGCGAGTTTTACTCGTCGGACAGAAAAAATATAAGCAAAATCTTCGTTAAGGTTATGACAACCGATAAAAAGCATTGGTTCTTTTCTGATTACGATGTGTGGTACGAAGTAAAAGACTATTGCGAGAAAAATTCTGTGTTTATTGAGGATTTGCACTTGCAATTTAGGTCTAACAAATGTATAATAGATATAGGAGAGTGTGAGGCACTGTATTTAGTGAGATCCGCTCTCGGTGCTATCGGTCAACCAACAAAAAATTACTTCACTGTGGGAACATTAAACGATGGAGTGGTTCACAAGCAAATGTGGTTGACTCCAGAATTAATTTTAGACAAGCAGTACGATGATGATTTATCTGGATGTTTTAGCGAGGCTATAATCTACAATGAACAAAAGGAAAAGAAGCGAAAAGAGTAAATACAAACACTTAACAACAGGAGACTATTGCACTTGTGCCCAATATGTTGCTGCGATCATGTGCCAACGTAACGCAGAAAACAAGAATGAGGGATCTCTACCCTACAAATTCTGGAACAAAAAACCTTGGGACTGGACTTATAAGAAACAACTTTTTAAAGCCAACAGTATACTAAAGAACTACAGTGAAGAAGCACTTGTCAAAGCAATTGAGTCACCAGAGTTCAAAGGTATCTTTTCCCTAAACCATCCAAAGGTTGTTGGGATTATTAAGAAATACGAGCTACAGATTGAAGATCAGAAGTCAAAACCGAAGCAAGAAATTGAAGTGAAGAAAAACGCCAAGACTAGAAAAAAGAGTTATGGCGGAAAGAACCTTTTAAACAAACTTAGGAAACTAGAGAATGGCGAAAAAGAAAAGTAAAGCTGTTGAGTACGACGATCCTACTGTCGCAACATTGTGTAAGAAGTATGGTAATGTAATTGAGTCTGGCACTAAAGTGTTGGAGTCATTAGAAACGTATGACACCATCAGCGTTAGTCCAGCACTGGACATGGCACTTGGTGGTGGATTGCGTGAGGGTCAGGTTGTTGTAATGACCGGCGACCCAAAGACCGGAAAGACAACGACCGCTCTGTATGCTGCTGCCAAGGCACAAGCCAAAGGTAAGAAAGTATACTATCTAAATACCGAAGGTCGTCTGACCAAACAAAACTTTCGTGGCATCAAAGGTTTAGATGTTGATGCTATCCAAATTGTCCAAGCTACAGACGACACACCCATCGTCTCTGCTGAGACATATCTTAATATTATGGAGCGACTTCTTAAAGAAGAAGAGAACCTGTTCTTGATCTGTGACTCTACATCCAATATGGTTCCACAGGACGAGATTGATGGAGAGATCCGCACAGGTGTGCGTAACGCTCTACCACGTTTGTTGTCTATGTTCTTCAAACGTATCAGCGGTGACGTATCACGCATGAAAGCTATCGCTGTGTTCATCACTCATAATATCGCCAATACTGGTGGATCACGTTTTGCACCCAGCAAGATGGCAGACTGCGGTAACATGCTACAGTTCCAAGCTGGAACCAATATGGTCATCACGCACCGTGGCAAATGGGAAGTACCCAAAGAGTCAGGCAATCACGTTGGTCAAGTTGCTAACTGGGTAATCAAGACTTCTGCTGCTGGTGGCACACCTATGAGTACAGCCGCAAGCTGGATTCGTTACGGCATTGGTATTGATGAATCGCAAGAGATTGCACAGATCGCTATAGACTTCGCCCTTATTCAAGCAAAAGGTGCTTGGTTTACTATTCAATGTCTGGTAGATAATAAAGATCAGATCCTTGTTACAAATTATCTTAAAGACAATGAGGTTGATGTAGATGACCTAGAAGCTGTAACCAAGGCATTTAAGTTTCAGGGCATGGAAAAGCTGGTAAACTTTCTAAATGACAACCAAGACCTTAGAGATATCGTTATCGAGGAAGTAAGAGACTTGTTCTAATGAAAGTCACAGGCTTAAATGGTAGAGAGTATAATCTCGATACCAAAAAATATTTAGTGAACAATCGGAGTAAGCGTAGCTTCTATCACTTACAAGCTAGGGAAATTATAGTGGAGCTTTTTCATCCCTATCAGGTACTTGAAGAAGTTACGCTTCCCGGTTCTTCTACAAAAAAATCCAAATTAGCCCTTGACTTTTTGATTCCATCGTGTACAATAGGTATTGAGGTGCATGGCGAACAACACTTTAAGTATGTGCCATACTTTCATAAGTCTAGGATTGGTTTTGCACAAGCAAAGAAGAGAGACTTGGATAAGAAAGAGTGGTGCAGAATTAACGACATCACACTTGTAGAGCTACGTTGGGACGAAGACCCAGAATACTGGAGAGAGAAAATTGAACGCAGCAGATAGACTACAGAAGTTTTTGGATGGCATACAGCAGTATATTACTGGAGCTAATATTGCACCAACAAACTTTACTCCAGAGTTTGCTATTGCAGAAACTCTAACATTAGACAAGATGGAGAAGTTGACTCAGGACGACTGTTTCAACTATGCTTATCAATTATACCAGTATGCAGATCACATAGCTTGGTGTAGATCACAGAGCGAGAATGTTGTAAGGTGGTGTAAAGAGAACCTTGGTAGTATCGTGGCTAGTGAAGTGACACAAATTGAAGTGCAGTTCATGAAGTACGAAACAAAGGTCGATTTGATTAAAAGAGAAAATGATATAGCAAGAAACATTAACGAGTGGTTGATGACAGCAGAGAGTAGACTAGAACTATTAAAAAGTAGAGAATACAACGTTCGCCGCAAGGCTGATATCTTAATTGAAAAAGGGAAGAGAAAATGAGTGAAGATATTGTAAAAACATTGTTAGAATCATTAACGGATGAGCAAAAGGCTCAGTTAGTACAAGGTTTAATGTCTAACATGAATCAAACTATTTCTAAACCTCCAGCTAGAGAAACACAAATAGAACAAGAGGAAACGGTTTCCTCGCAAACTCGGTCAAATGTGACAGAGGATTTTAGAGTAGTTCAGAACGATAAGTTAGAAAAAAGGAAAACTCCGGTGAGAGCCAGAAAAAACCAGTGGGTAGATGAGGGTGAGGATCGTGATCCCGAATTTGACCCCGCTAAGTTTGAGAGTATGGGTAAAGTAGCACGCAACCGTAGCAAAGTAAGAAAGAAGACTATTGAGTGCCACGTTTGCGGTCGCAGCTTTGCTGTAAATCCCGCCTATATCTACGGCGAAAACATTAGATGCAACCGATGCACAGGAAGGTAACATGGATCAGCTTGCTGATGTCGGTGCAGAGAGGGCAGTTCTAGCTGGACTCTTTGCATATGGCTTTGAATCTTACGTTGAAATCAGTGACTTCCTTACGCATAGCAGCTTCGCTAACCGTAACAACCAAGTCATTTACAAGTGCATTGAGAAGGTGCTGGAGAATGATGCTGTAGCTGACATTCCAGCGATTCTTTCTGCTGCCGAACAACTTAACCTCACAGAAGTAGTCAAGACTGAACATGAGCTAGACTATATTCGTGACCTTATGGACTATCCCGTAAAGAGGGATAACGTCCTGCATTTTGCTGCACAGGTTAAAAAGTTTGAGTTTGCCCGTAACGCAAAACGTATTGCTAAAAAGATAGATAAAGATATTGACTCCATAGTTGGTGATGAGAGCATTGATGATATTATCAATCTCGTAGAAATGCCACTTATGGATTTCTTGCGTGACGATGAGTCAGGTCAAAAACCAGAAATGCTTGGCGATGATCTGGACGAATACATCGAATTTCTAATCGAAAACAAATGTGACCAAATAGGACTGTCCAGTGGATTTCCCAGATTTGATTCCGTCATTGGTGGTGGCTTACGTCGCAAGTGTGTAGATCTCGTATCCGCAAGGCCCGGAGTGGGCAAGTCTGTCTTTGCAGATAATGTGGCTCTGCATAACGCTAGGAATGGAATTCCTGTACTTATGCTCGATACTGAGATGAGCAAAGAGGATCATCTCAACAGAGTCCTCGCTAATATCAGTGGTGTTCCTATTCAGGATATTGCAACCGGCAAGTTCTCAGAAGATGATGAGAAAGCTATTGCCGTTAAAAATGCGGCAGAAGAAATTAGAGATATCCCCTACACCTATGTCAGTGTAGCTGGTGCCCAGTTTGAAACCATTATGAATATCATCAAGCGATGGATTCTTCGTGAGGTGGGTCAGGACGAGAACGGCAGAACCAACGACTGTCTTGTTGTGTACGATTATCTCAAACTCATGTCGTCGTCCGGTATTACAAACAATCTCCAAGAGTATCAGGCTCTTGGTTTTCAAATCACAGAATTACATAACTTAACAGTCAAGTATGACTTCCCATGTTTATCATTTGTTCAGTTGAACCGTGATGGTATCACAAAGGAATCTACGGACGCTGTGAGCGGTTCTGACCGCATCATTTGGTTGTGTACGTCTTTCTCTATATTTAAATTAAAGTCCGCAGAGGAACTAGCAGAGGACGGTCCAAACGGTGGTAACAGGAAAGTTGTAACGTTAAAAGCTCGTCACGGTGCTGGATTGCTTGACGGTAATTATATTAACATGAACATGGTTGGCGAACATGCACAACTGCTTGAGTTGCGAACCAGAGATGAAATGAGATCCTCACCCGATGGTGATGTGATCGAAGGGGCAGACGCACCCTTCGATGAAGACGAAGATTACGAAGTACCTTTTTATACCGAATAGAGGCTAAAAATGCTCAAGATTGATCCAGAACCAAAGTTAGATTTCGATGATGTCTTACTCGTACCACAAAGATCGAGAGCGGCAAGTAGAAAAGAAGTAGACTTAACTAGGAGGTTTAAGTTTTACTGGTCTCCAAAAGAGTGGCATGGTGTACCGTTGGTAGCTGCCAACATGGACACTACTGGCACATTTAAAATGGGAACTGCCCTTAACAATCATGAGATGGTGACTTGTTTACATAAACATTATGCCGCTGATGTGATTGATGACTACTACAAATATTATAATGTAGAGCATAATGTCTGGGTTAGTATTGGTATGGATCTTGAGCATGAGTTGGAGCGATTATTCTATATCGAAGACAATTCATCTATTCAACCTAACATCTGTATTGATATTGCTAATGGTTACACAGAGAGGTTTGTTGACTACTGTGGTAAAATCAGATTAGAATTTCCTGATTCAATTATCATGGCGGGTAATGTTTGCACACCAGAGATGGTATCAGAACTTATCCTACATGGCGAAGTTGACATTGTAAAGATCGGGATTGGTCCCGGCTCTGCATGTACGACCCGACTAAAGACAGGCGTTGGATACCCACAGCTTTCAGCTATTGCAGAGTGTGCCCACGTAGCTCATGGTTTAAGGTCTGATGCTGGTAGACTTGGCCTCATCTGTGCAGATGGTGGCTGTAGGACTGCTGGTGATGTAGCTAAAGCCTACGCTGCTGGGGCAGACTTTGTGATGCTGGGCGGTATGTTCGCTGGCACAGACGAGTGTGAAGGATCATGGGAATACGAAGTAGACGATAAGGGCTTGGAACATAAAACTGGTCTTATTTTTTATGGCATGTCATCAGAAACAGCACAGAACAAACATAACGATGGTATGAATGATTATGCTACCAGCGAAGGTAGAATTAAAGTTGTTCCATATAAGGGGAAGGTAGATGGAGTGGTTCGAGATATTTGTGGCGGTGTTCGGAGTGCTTGTGCTTATACGGGAGCTACTTCATTAAAGGACTTTAGTAAAACGGCACGTTTTGTTCGTGTCAATCGTACTCATAACGATCAGAGTATATAATGATTAAATATGCAGCGATACCCAGTCCGCTGTTTGGTTACAAACAAATGTTCGACGCAGTTGAACTTGTAGATGAAGCGTTTGCTGCTGGGTACTTTAAGAACCATCTAGAAGAAATTGACTGTGCATGGATAGCACTTGATGGTGACAAGGTTATAGGATGGGCAGCGGTTGGAGACTGTATGTTACGCTGTATCGCAGTACATCCAGACTATCGAGGTCAAGGTATCGGCAAAAGATTAACAGAAGAAAGATTAAAATATTTAGGAGACTGCGAACAAGTAGTCTCTTACGCTTGGGTTAGGCCAGATGGTCGATGCATGTCGTGTAAAAACCTAGAAAATTTCGGTTTTGAACTTGCAAAAGAGCTTCCTGAATACTATAATAATACTAGAAGCAACTGTAAATACTGTGGGAGTAATTGTACATGTGTAGCAAGGCTGTACGTCAAAACACAACCTTAGACCTGAACAAAGTACGAGAGATTATCTTCCAAGATATTTATAAGTTGTTGGATAGTTTTAATCTAGAGTACACTCAGGACGCAGAAAACATTTTTATGAAGTGTCCTATTCATGAGGGCAGCGACAACCCATTCGGTGTATCTATCGCACTTGACAAACAGGTGTGGCGTTGCTGGACTCGTGGGTGTCACGATCACTATAGTTGTAATATTTGGGGGTTCATCAAAGGTTGTCTGCAAACAGACTCATTCTCTGATGCACTCAAATATGTTTGTAAATTGTATGATGTAAACGGAGCATCCAAAAATGGTAGCAGTGGAAATACTAATAATCCTAAGCGTGATAATGATTTTAGCGAGCTTGTACGCCAAATCAAAGGATCTAGAAGAACAGATAGAAGCTCATGTGAAGTGGAGCATGTTACAAGACCAAAAACTGAGTCGTGCCCTTCACCGTATTTCATTGCTAGAGGATACGAACCGGAAACGTTGCGATTTTTTGGAGTTCGAGAAACACCAAGTGATACCAGAGGCATCCTTCGACGTAGGGCAATCATACCCATCTGGGACAATGTCGGAATATACTGCGGGTATATCGGGCGAGCTACCGTTCCATATATCGAACCCAAATACATTTTCAGTAAAGGAATCAGGAAGTCAGATTACTTATACAACTACCACAACGCTATCTCCGAATTGGCTAGACCATCAATGGATACACATCTCACACTCTTCTTAGTTGAGGGGCAGGGCGATGTTTGGAGACTATGGGAGTGCGGAGTTAAAAATGCAGTCGGATTATTTGGTAAAGACGTATCATCACAACAGCGTAAGCTATTGCTTAACAGTGGTGCGACCAGACTTGTTGTCCTCACTGACAACGACCAAGCAGGGCGAGAGTCGAAGATCAAGATCAAACGGGAACTAGGAAGATTATTTAAGTTGGTGTTTCCCAAGATGCACACAAAAGACTTGGGAAGTATGATGTGTGAACAAATTGATAAGAATATTTTACAGGATTTAAGAGGGTATTATTAATGATTCTAGGAATCTCAGGACGCAAACAAGCAGGCAAGAATACTACTGCAAACATTCTACATGGCATTGTGCTTAAACGAGAAGGTTTTATCAAAGATTGGAACATCGGTTCTAATGGTGAACTTCTTGTAGATAGCGATGGTTGGGGCGAATTTGACGTTACAAGAAAAGATCCTGAGTTTGTAACTTGGGCAGACAATAATATGTGGCCCTTTGTAAAGATCTACAGCTTTGCAGATGAGCTTAAACGTATTTGTATTGAATTGTTTGATATTCCATTTGAGTGTGTGTACGGAACAGATGAGCAGAAGAATCAAGTGCAAAAGCATCTGCTGTGGGAAAACATGCCGGGAGTAGTAACAGATGAAGATGACTGGAAGGGTCTATGGCAGGAGGAAAATCTTTACTATCACGCCGCAGGCCCAATGACCGCCCGTGAATTTATGCAGTATTTTGGTACAGAAGTTATGCGTAAAATGTACGAACCAATCTGGGTTAATTCCTGCATTAAAAAAATACAAAGAGAACAATCAGCACTGGCAATTATTGCAGACGTTCGCTTCCCTAACGAGGCGAAAGCTATTGAACAAGCCGGTGGCAAGGTTGTGAGATTAACACGCGAGGTTCACGAGGATAACCATCCGAGCGAAGTAGCTCTGGATGACTACCCCTTCACAGATTATATTGACAATAAAATTGAAAGCATCGACGTTCTGATGGTGAAGGTTAAACAATTTTACCGTAGCCTAAAGGAACAAAATGTTAGTAACCTATGTTAGAAGTTCATCATATAACAATTATGATTTTTGCCAAATGCAGTATTTCCTGACCTACAATCTAGGTTGGAGAGGTTCTAGCGGTAAACGAGCAGATATGGGAACTATGGCCCACAAGGTCATGGAGATTCTTGCTGGACTTAAAAAGTTTCAGCAGGACAATCCTCGTAGAAAATGGCTAGAAATTGAAGATGATAAGTGTGGAAAAGTCAGAGTTAGCAAGGATGATCTCTACACTGACGCTTTTGTAGACGAATTGATCTCCAGATCCATCAAGGATTACGGCGAAACATCTGCCCATAAATTCTACCGTAAAGAGCGAAAGGAGGTTAGAGACACGGTTTATACGTTTCTTACCCATAATGGCGGTCAATTTGACCCTAGACAAAGAAATGTATACTATCCAGAGCCGCATTTCGACCTGCCAATCGAGGAAGATTGGGCAAAGTTCGACTTCGTAGACGCAAACGGCAATACCCAAAAAGGGCAGTTGGCTATCAAGGGCACGATTGACCTCGTTACACTTCTCGACGAAGATACGATTGAGGTAGTTGACTGGAAAAGCGGTCGTCGCCTGAATTGGGCAAGTGGTGAAGAAAAAACATACGAAAAAATGATGAATGACCCACAATTATTGCTCTATTTCTACGCCATGTCCAAGATGTTTCCCGATTTCCCCAATAGAATTATGAGTATTTTCTTCTATAAAGATACTGAAGGGGAACCAGATCCTACACCGTATAGCTTCTGTTTTACCAAGGAAGATGAAGATAGATTTCTAGGTATGCTGAAAAAGCGGGTAGAAGAAATTAGACAGAATACCAAGCCATCCGTACTAGATCCTACGAGAACTGACTTTAGATGTAAATATCTGTGTCATTTTTGTAAGAACAGCTTTGAAGGCGAGACGGATAATATGTGTATAACTATAGAGAAGGAGTTAGTTCAGCTTGGGATGGACGAGGTGGTGAAGAAACGCACTGCACCCGACTTTAATATTGGATTCTACGAGGCACCCGGATAATGAAAAGAAAGAATTCTTAAAGATTTCTGTCGCTGCGAGTCTAGCCGCAGTAGCGGGTTCGCAGCCTGAACGTGTCTCTAATTACAAAAATCACATAATGATGACCATAACGGTCGTGGGAGGCGAATAAGATGAAAAGGCGAGATTTTTTAACTTACGGAACTAGTTTTCTTGGTGGAGCATATCTAGCGAGCGACAATATCGCTGTTTCTTATGCTGATGAATATTCCCCCAAAATTACTAAAAACGACAAAAGCGTAATCTTTCTGTGGATGGGTGGAGGAGCGACTCACATCGAGACATTTAATCCCATCCCAAATTCCACAGTAGAAAGACGGTCTGCCACTGGTCATATAGAGACTAAAATTCCAACGGTAAAGATAGGTGGACTCTTCAAGGAAGTAGCTAAAAGATCTGATAAAATTAACATTGTCAGAAGTTTCGCTCATAAAGATTCTAACCATCAAACTGCTACTCATTGGGTTGTTGGTGGCGAGAGAAACCAAGGCGGTACTGTTCAGAATTATCCTAGTTACGGAGCTATGATTGCTGGCTATTACGGGCCAGTATCTCAACCTCATGGTCTACCCACCTATATTAAGATGAACAAAATTGATGGGGATGGAGCAGCTTTTCTTGGTCAGAAATATATGGGCTACGAAGCCAATAGAGAAGGCGTAGGCGATCTCCAGTTAAAGATGTCTAAGGAAAAATTCATGGAGAGAAAAGGTCTGCTAGACTTAGTAGAGAAACATTCTCCCTTCAAAGGACGAGGAGAAGACTGGAGAGAGTTCCAAAATCAAGCTCTCACGGCTATAACCGGCAAAGCGGCTGAAACTTTTAGAATTGAAGAAGATTCTAAATACGGTACATTTAAGGATGATCAGTTAGGCAAGGATGCCTTAGCCGCAGTTAGAGCTATACAGAACGGTGCTAAGTTTGTAAATATTCAGTATGGTGGCTGGGATATGCACACCGGAATGGTTAACGCACTAAACAGCAGACAGGTAACGCTAGACAAATATATTGGCTTGCTGATGGACGAGTTGCAAGCTAGGGACTTGTTTGAGAACACCCTTCTGGTTGTCGCCACAGAGTTTGGAAGAACACCTAAAATCAACGGTAACGCTGGACGTGATCACTGGAGTGGAAACGTACCACTAATGTTTGCTGGTGGCGGCTACGACTTGGGCCGTGTAATTGGAACCTCTAACGCAAACGCTGAATTTCCAGAAGATGGTGAGTGCGGCCCTCTAGATTTAAGATGGACTGTGTTAAACCATATGGGAATCCAAAGAAACAACACTTGGATGGGTATCAATGGAAGACCAATGCCGATTACTGGTAATGAAGAGAAGAATATATTAACAGATATCCACGTAGGCGTAGGATAATAAAAAGAAGAAAATTTTATTATTATTAGTTAGAGTCGCAACACTTACCAATACGGTATAAATTATTTCCTCGATTACAACCTTATAGGAGTTAAAAATGCCCCTACCAGAAAAGCGTGACGGTGAAAAGCCCGTAGAATTTATTGCTCGCTGTATGAGTGATCCAAAAATTAACAAAGAATATCCAGATCAGAAGCAGCGTACAGCGGTCTGTATGAGCAAAGCCTGTGATGGGATGTCTCATATCGAAGCTGCTGACTTCCAGATCAACTTTGAAGAATATGGATTTACAGAAGAGCTTACAGAAGATAACTGGTACTGCCCTGCGGAAGCAGAGTACGAAACAGATATTGACTGGAATGAGCCTACAGAAGAGTGGGACATCTCAGAAGCCAAGCCCGGACTCTGGGAAAATATTCGTAAGAAAAAAGAACGCGAAGGTAAAAACTACAAGCCAGCAAAGAAGGGCGACAAAGATCGACCTGATCCAGAGGCTTGGAAGAAAGCCCAGTCGCTATGGAAGCAGACCGTTGCTGAATACGAAGAAGGTCAAATGCAACGTGAGCAACTGATGAAGATGCACCATCAGCTTATGGAAATCGAAGAATACCTAGAAGGCGTAAAGTTTGAAGATTGGACTAAAGATATGATCTCTAAAGCAGAGATTTATATTCAGAACATTTATGATTTTGTTGAAGCTAATAAAGCAGAGGCCAACTTTAAATACGAAGATCCTAAGACCGGTGAAGTTTATACCTATAAACGTAAAGGTATCTACAAGAAAGATGGTCGCGTTCTTGTTCCTGCTCGTGCTGCGGAATATCAAGGTCGCAAGGTTCAGCTTGGTAAACCTTTCCGTACACCGAAAGGACCAAAGAAGTTCAGTGTCTACGTAAAGAATGACAAAGGCAACGTTGTGAAAGTCAACTTTGGCGATCCTAACATGAAGATCAAGAAGTCTGATCCTGCTCGTCGCAAATCGTTCCGAGCTAGACATAACTGTGATAATCCCGGTCCTCGTCACAAAGCTCGATACTGGAGTTGCCGCAAATGGTAAGGTACACAAGGAACTTTACAGATCATTCATCAAAGGATTTTATCAAAGTATTTCCAAAGCTGCTTGAGAAAAGGGAGCACCCTATCAACTTCCTAGAAATTGGATGCTTTGAAGGTAGAACATCTAGGTGGATCATAGAGAATATGTTAACCCATCCTGACGACACACTTGTTTGTGTCGATTGGTGGAAAGATCAAAAACTCTACGATCTTTTCCTAGAAAACATGAGTGGTCTTGAAAGTAAATTTCTTTCGCTTAGAGGAAAATCAGAAGATATTCTTCCAACCTTAGAAAGCAACTCCTTTCATGGTATCTATGTGGATGGTAGTCATGAAGCGGTAGATGTAATGAGTGACGCCATCCAATCATTCAGGCTTATTAAAAAGGGTTGTGTAATTTTGTTTGACGATTACCTATGGGAGAATAATAATGGTGGCCAAAGGCACAAGATGCCAAAAGTGGCAATTGATTGTTTTGTTGAAATGACTAAAGGGTGGGCTACAGAAGTTGTTTTTAAAAATTATAGGCTTGCAGTGAGGAAAAATGGAAGATAAGGATTTTTCTAAATGTCAATGTCCACAGGCGGGATGGTGCGATCTTCTTAAAAAAGAAATGACCGCCACCCCTCCTAATTGGCAGTGGTGTCAAGGACTGACAGAAGAAGAAAGAAAAAAATATCACGACAAGGTTAACGGCAAAGTGAGAACTATACGTAAAGCTATAAAAGCAGGTTCAGTAGACGTTGTAAACTTTGTTGATGATATTCCTACCCCAAAAAGCGATTACGCAGTTTGTGTAATTCCAGCAAATGACTCAGCAATGAATCTCTTGGAAGCTACACGTAGTAATATTCAAAACTATGCAAAAAAATGCAATGCCGATTACGTTGAATTGATAGGAGATCAAGTACCAGAGTTTCCCATATCAAATAAATTTAGATTACAACAAGTCACTCAAAGATATAAGAAGACACTCTTCGTTGATTGTGACATTGTAATAAAAGAGTCTGCACCCGATATATTCAAAATAACGCCAAATAATAAGATTTCTGCTTTTGATGAATTTGAAGTCTATCTAAAAAACCATAGGGGTGTTGACTGGATCAATGAAACCATGCATTTGATCTCTAAGAAACTTGGGGTTTCATATAGAAAAAACACAATGCTAAACAGTGGGTTTATGGTTATCCCCAAATCTTGCTCTCATTATTATTCTCAGCCTGAGATTCCCTACCCACGCCATTGGTGCTTTGACCAAATGTGGTTGACACTAAACACTCCCGCAAAAAAAATTAATAAATTGGGCAGAGAATGGAATAATGTTTTTGATGGGGCAGATTTTTGGAAACGATTTGAAGAAAGTTATGTTACACATTTTAACAATATGCAGGATGAGGAATCATTTCATCCAGAGTCTAGAAAAACTGTACTGTCTTCACTTTCAAAAAACACAGATATTACAGAGTTTGAATTAAAGACTAGATCAATTCAAAAAGTAGAAGAGTATGATCTTCCAGAAAACATGGACGAAGTAGAAATTGTATCTGTTCATTTCAATCCTACTAAGTCCGACAGTCTAAGAAGAACAAACGATTTATTTTTAAAGGGATTAAAGAATGTCGCCCCGTTCGTCAAGTGTTATGAAATTTTATTTGACGATCAGGAGCAAGAAATAGAAGGCTCAATAATCATCAGAGGCTCCCTAGAAAAAAATTGTTTGTGGCAAAAAGAAGCATTACTTAATGTTGCAATAAATAGCGTTGGCGAATCAAAAAAATATTTTATTTGGCTAGACCATGATATAATGTTTCTGAAAAAGGATTGGCTCAAGGAAGCTATAAATAAACTTAGTTCAGGATTTGATTTCTGCCAATTATTTTCAGAACTTGGTTGGGCCGATAAAACTGGAGACGTGCATCTTTCTAAAGTCGGAAGACTTGCGAAATTGAGAGATTGCGAGAGGTATGATGAATGGGATAATGAGGACATTCACTTCAATGCTCATGGGAACCCCGGACTTTGTTGGGCCGCTAGGGTTGACTCTCTAAAAAGAATGGGAGACAATCCATTTCCAAACGCTGTTGTTGGCAGTGGAGACGAATACTTTTGTATGGGCGTAACCAGAACAACAAAAGAAGGTATGAGTATGATGAGTGGACTCATGAGGAATCTTATAGCGAGTGCTTACCTCAGAGAAAACAAACTCAAATCGTTGGAAGGTGTAACCCAGCTTCAAAAATATATAGATTTCATGACTGAAAAAGTAAATGATATGTCTAAGTATTTGTTTAATTCGACGTTTATTGATGGGGCAGTTTACCATTTCTGGCATGGTGACAACAAAAACAGGCAATATGCATCAAGACACAGCATCATACAAAAGTGTGATCTAAACTTATACGAGGATGTTTTCATAAACGAAGATGGTATCTTTGAGTTGGTAGAGAATAAATATGAAGCATCAAAAAGATTTTATAAGTTTTTCCTAGATAGAAAAGAGGATTAGTAATGAAGATCAGTGCGTATGTTTTAAATACAATGCCAAAGACGTATTAGTGGAGTTTGTGGTGTCGCTAAACACAGACGAGTTTGTTTCTGAGTTTAAGCGTCCACCAATCATGTCTTATGGTGAGCGAGAACGTAGTTTACTTGGTTGTCAGTATGTAGATAGAGTAATACCTAACGTCGGAGGCTCTGACAGTAAGCCCGCCATTTTATCAGTGAACCCAGATATTATAGCGATTGGTGACGACTGGGCGAGGAAAGATTACATGGATCAAATGCAATTTACTCAAGAGTGGTTGACAGAAAATGAAATACTTTTAGTGTACCTTCCCTACACCAAAGAGATATCAACCACAGAAATTTTGAAAAGAATTGAAAAAAGACTTGCAAAATAGCCTTTCGTAGACTATAATAGGGTGAAGGACGATTGAATGACAAATATTGAAAGGAAAAACAATGAAGTGGTTCCCGCTACTGAACTACACCCACTATTCGCTACAATACGGCTTTTCCAAGCCAAATGAGCTTGCTAAGAAATGTAAGCAGAATTCTTACCCTGCATGTGGCATCGCTGATTACAAAACAATCAGTGGTGCTGTATCTTTCTACAAAGCCTGCATCGACAATGATATCAAACCTATCATTGGCTGTTCTTTCGATGGCTTTTCTCTCTTTGCCAAAAACCATGCAGGATGGCTGAACCTCATCGAGATTGTTTCTACAATTGATGCAGATGGTAATGAGGATCGAGGCACTATGGTTCGCCTAGCAGGACAGGGCAACCTTATTTGCGTTGCCAAGTCTGAGGCTCTGTCTCCCGTCACAGGTGATGACTTCTACATATGGTCTGACTCTTTTGCTAAGAGTCATTATACAAACAAAGACCAAGCAGAGTTGCACAGGATTGTACTTTGCGGTAAGCTAAAAACCACACTGAACAAAGTAAGAAAGAACGGACTATCAGAAACAGATAGTCAGTTTGGTGTATTCTTTGATTCAGATGATTTCTATATTAAAGACAAACTAGAGTCATCCAAGCTGGTTGTAGACGATCCACGCATGGAAGACTTTGAGGGAATATTTAATAAGTGTGATAACTATAACATCCTGAGCAAGCCAATGTTGCCAGTCTTTGAGACTCCAAATGGACAGTCAGAAAAGGACTACTTGCGGGAACTAGCAAGAGATGGCTGGAAAAAACTTCTTGGTGATAAAGTCACCGGCCAAGAGGAACGTCAGGTATACGGTGACCGTTTTCAAAAAGAGTTTTCCGTTATTGAAAAAGCAAATCTCTTTGGGTATTTCCTCATCGTTTGGGACATTTTAAATTGGTGTCGCGAGCAGGGCTGGATGGTTGGACCCGGACGAGGCTCTGCTGCTGGATGTCTCATTTCTTATCTAATTGGTATCACACAGATTGACCCTATTGAATTTGATCTACTATTTGAACGTTTCTACAATGAGGGTCGTAATACAGATGACCACATCTCTTTACCTGATATTGATATGGATGTTCCGGGCAATAAACGTGATGAGATTATCGCTAGACTCAAAGAGAAGTACGGTGCTGACAACGTTAGTCAGATGCTCACGTTTGGTAGACTGCAAGGGCGAAGTGCGATGAAAGAGGTTCTTCGCGTGAATGATGCTTGTGGCTTTGCCGAAATGAACGAGATCACCAAGTACATTCCAGACGAAGCTGCCATCTCTGACCAGCTAAGTGCTATGGACGAAGAAGATCGCTCTATCATCCGCTGGACACTACAGAATCGTGCAGACGACCTTATGGACTACTGTCATCTCGATGATGAGGGTAGGTTGCAGGGAGACTTTGCAGAATACTTCCAGCAGGCTATTGATATTGAAGGCACATTTAAGACACAGGGAAAACACGCTGCTGGAGTTGTTATCTCTGCCGAACCACTATACAAAGTTTGCCCTATGGTAAACCAAAAGAGTGGCGGCGAGAAGATTGCAGGATTGGAAATGAACGACCTAGAAGCACTAGGTCACGTTAAGTTTGACCTTCTTGGGTTAAACCTTTTGGACAAGTTGATGTTTATCAAGGAGCTAATTAATGAATCGTGATATTATTGTATTTGACTTTGAGACTGGTGGGCGTAATCCCCATAAGTGTCAACCTACACAGATTGCTGCTATCGCACTTGACGGTAGGAACTTTAGACTCAAGGGACAATTCAATAGTCTCATGCGTCCCATTATCGACGACGACAAAGCAATCAAAGCTGGCGTTGACCCGCTAGAAGAAGGTGCTCTGAAAGTAACCGGTCAGACCAGAGAGAAACTTGCCAAGGCACCACTTCCAAAAGGTGTGTGGAAAAAGTTCTGTGCGTTTGTAGATAAATATAATTGGAAAGGTACATCATTCTTTGCACCTATTCCATGTGGATTTAATATCCTTGGTTATGATATGCACATCGTAAATAGATTGTGTAAAGAATACGGCCCATACGATGATAAACGTCAGTGCCAGAAACTCTTTCATCAAATTTATAAAATTGACGTAATGGACGATGTGTGGCTATGGACAGAAGGAGACCCAAATGTTAAGTCTATTAGTATGGATAGCTTGCGAGAAAGAATGGGACTGTCCAGTGAAAACGCTCACGACGCTCTCCAAGACGTTAAGGATACAGCAAACATCTGGATCAAACTACAAAAGTCCAGACGGGCAGTCTACCGGAACATGAAGTTTGAAAAGGCGTTTGCTGATGGAAAACTCTTCGTATAAAGTTTGCAAGACTTGCAAACAAAAGAAACGGGATGATGAATTTGTAAAAGCTGATGGTAAACATCGCTCAACTAGAAATAGGTGCAAAGTTTGTCATAAAGAGCAAGCAGATATAAGAAGAAAACTCCGTAAAGAAAATCCACCTCCAGAAGCCGGTATTTGCCAGATCTGTCAAAATCATACTGATAAGTGGGTTTTAGATCACTGCCATACAAACATGTCTTTTAGGGGTTATATTTGTGCTTCATGCAATTCTGGAATCGGACTACTGCACGATGATCCAGAGGTATTAGAAAAAGCAGTGAAATATTTAAATAGAGACAAACATAAGTCATTACTTAGGAGGTTATTATCATTTTTAGAAAAGTAGAAAACAAAGGGCGGTACAAAACCGCACAGGGGTATTATTGGCACATTCGAAACAAGGAAATTGACTACTTGTTTACTGACAGTGCTTTGCAAGAAGCGGGGAAGCGTGCCCAGAAAAATCCAGAAGATATTCCAGAACCAGAACAAAACCTAGATGGTAGCACATTTTTTAGTATGGGCTTTCTTACCGGAGTAACCCTATCTGTTGCAGGTTATTTTGTAACAAAACTTTTTTGGTAAACCTATTATTATTGAGATTTAAATGATTGACAGAAATGACCCAAAGGCTTGGGCCTTGTACAAAGATGGATTGACAAAAGGACTATTTCAGCTTGAGAGTAACCTTGGTCGTGCATGGTCCAAAAGAGTTGCACCGGAAAACCTTGAAGAACTAGCGGCATTGATCGCTATCATCAGGCCCGGAACGTTGAAAGCGGTTAGCGAAGGCAAGTCTATGACTCAGCACTTCGTAGACCGTAAACATAAGAGAGAAGATGTTGTCTATCTTGATCCTAGTCTAGAAGAAATTCTAAAGACTACACATGGCGTACTTGTATACCAAGAACAAGCTATGCTCATCGCGGTGAAAGCTGCGGGATTCAACGAAATGGAAGCAGACAATCTTCGTAAGGCTATTGGTAAAAAGAAAGCGGCTCTCATGGCTGAGATTCGTGGACAATTCATCGAGGGCTGTAAAAGGGTTGGACTTGTAGATGAAGACACTGCAAACCAGATTTTTGACTGGATTGAAAAATCGTCTCGTTATTCGTTCAACAAGTCCCATGCCGTTGCCTATGCACTGGATTCGTACTGGTCTGCGTACTACAAGGCGAATTACACAAAAGAGTTCTTCTTGTCCTACCTATACTATGCGAATGAAAAGCAAGATCCTCATCAGGAAATCTATGAGCTAGTAAACGAAGCTAAACTATTCAATATACTAGTAAAGACTCCTAAACTAAGTAGGTTCTCTGAGAAGTTTGCCATCTTTGGTGATGACATTCAGTTTGGAGTTCGGGACGTTAAAGGTCTTACAGGTGTCACTGGCGAGAAGGTCTTGAAGGCTATTGGTGATGCGACAGAAGAATTGGAAAAACCTGCCGACGAGTTTACTTGGATGGATGTGCTTATTTACATCGCTCCCAAGATTACATCTACGGCTTTCAAGGCACTTGCTGGCATTGGATTCTTTTCCACAAAGAAAACTGGTGTCACCAGAAATCAAGCCCTGTACGAATATCTCATCTGGCGTGAACTAACAAAGGCAGAAGTTAAATGGGTAACAGAGAATTACCCTAAAAAGAAGTGGTCAAAACTACAGGATTGTTTCGAAGATCTGTCTCCTACCAAGAAGATGGGCGGTGGTTGCAGTAATGCCAATCGTAGTCAGATTGTGTACGGTGAGATTGAGATGCTAAAAAATCCACCATACGATATGTCTGATGAGCCGCAATGGGTTATCGCAGAAGAAGTCAAACTCTTGGGTTGCCCAGTGTCGTATCAGTATACAGATGCTATCGACGCATCAATCGCCAATACTACATGTCAAGAAGTAGCCAACGGTAAGTTTGGTAAGGATATTTGCATTGTAGCCAATGTCCAACGTGTAGCTAATCACAAGATCAATAAGAAGGATAGCAAGCAAAAGGGCCGGATCATGTCGTTCCTGACAATCGAAGATGCCACTTGCTCTCTAGACAATGTTATCGTTTTCCCAGACGCAAGAGATAAGTACCAGTTTGTTTTGTATGAAGGTGCCAACCTTATGCTCTGCGGTGAGATTGAAAAAGATAATTCATTTATTGTCGATAAAATTCACGAAATCTAATTGGAAAAACCCAATTAGTAGACTATAATAAGGAGTACACATGAATCACTGTATATTTACAGGATATTTACTGTTTGACCCAAACGTGGGTTACGAATCAAGTCCATCGGTTTGCACTTTTAAGCTGGTGACATACGAGTACACAAGAAACAGACGTGGTGAAAAGAAGCGTTACCCAACGACTGTAACCTTCCAAGCCTTTGATAGTGGTGCAGATGCCATCGCTAAACTAGGAAAGAAGGGGATGAAAATGACCGTACACGCTTCTGCCAGAAACGGTGTTATGAAAACCGAATCTGCGGACGATATTATTTTTAGAGTTAATCAATTCGACTTTGGATGTTTGGACAAGGAATAAAATGAGAAAGAAACGAATTCTGTTCTGTAGCGAAGCTACTTTCCTGAACACTGGATACGCGACTTATACTCGTGAAATTTTGAATTACTTGCACTCTACTGGAAAGTATGAGCTTGCAGAACTGGCAGCTTACGGTCAACGAAATGACCCAAGGGCAGCAAATATTCCTTGGAAGTTTTACGGTGTTCAGCCAAACACAGACTGCGAACCAAAAGCCAGTCAGGAAGAACTTCAGGCATTTGGGGCATCTGCTACAAATCAATTTGGAGAATGGATCTTTGAGCATGTTTGCTTGGATTTCTTGCCTGACATCGTATGCGATATTCGAGACTTTTGGATGCTAGACTTTGCAGAGAGAAGTCCTTTTCGGCCCTATTTCGATTGGGTAATCATGCCAACGGTCGATGCTAGACCACAAGCACGACAGTGGATTTCAACATATGCTGGTGCTGATGCTTGTCTGACATACTCTGATTGGGCCGGAACTGTACTTGCAGATCAGTCTGGTGGTAAGATCAAGTATCATGGATCTTCACCACCTTCTGCCCATCCAGCATATCACCCCATTGAGGACAAGAAAGCACACAAGCTATCTATGGGGATTGACCCAGAATATAAAATCATTGGAACTGTTATGCGTAATCAACGACGTAAACTGTATCCAGATTTGTTTGAAGCATTTAGGAAATTCTTAGATAAGTCGGAAAGCAAGAAGTATTATCTTTATTGTCATACTTCTTATCCTGATCTTGGTTGGGATATTCCAGAGTTGATCTTGCAAAACAACCTGTCTTCACATGTCTTGTTTACCTATATCTGTCCTGAGACAAAAAAGCCATTCCCATCATTGTTTAAGGGTGCCGTGGCACAGTCTCCATATACTGGAAAATGGGGCTCTACTCTATCAAACGTAAAGAATGGTGCATCTTACGAGGATCTTTCTCGAATCCAGAACCTCTTTGACCTTTACACTCAATATGCCAACTGTGAAGGTTTTGGACTGCCCTATGTAGAAGCTGCCGCCTGTGGTGTCCCAGTGTGCGGAACTGACTACTCTGCTATGGAGAGTGAGATTCGTAAACTGCAAGGTCATCCTATTAAACCGGCTGCACTTTATAAAGAATTAGAGACTGGTTGTCTTCGTGCTGTTCCAGATAATGATGCAGCAGCGGAATATTTCCGTCACTTCTTTGAAGATAAAACTGATGAGGAACGTGCCGCAGAAGGTGAGCGGACAAGGAAGAACTTTGAAAAGCACTTTCAGTGGCACCTTAGTGGAAACAAGTGGGAGCGAATCTTTGACGCTACTCCTATTAGACCTATTGAGCAAACTTGGGCTTCGCCTCCAAGGATTCTAGACCCCGCAGGTAAGATTCCAGATGACCAACTGGAGAATGTAAGTCCAACTATGCAGGCTCAGTACCTTATCCAAAATGTTCTGAGAGACCCATCAAGGTTAGGAACATTTTTTGAATCTAGAATGATTAGAGACTTAACTTACAAATCGTCTACGGGTTCAACTGGCGGTATGTATTTTAATGAATCTAGTCAGGCATTTGACGGTACAAATCAGAGACAAGGTTTTGATTTTCATGTTGCTTACAATTCTATGGTAGCACAAAGGCACAGAATCAATAGCTGGGAACAAAAACGAATCGAGGTGTTGAAAAATAAAGGAGTTATTAAATGAGAACAGTCGTAGTGACAGGATGTGCGGGATTACTGGGTTCGCACTTTAGCCGACATCTTTTAAGTAAAGGTTATAAGGTTATTGGAATTGATGACCTTAGCGGTGGATACTCAGACTATTTACCACAAGCACCTCCAGAGCAATTTGAATTCTGGCCCATTGATCTTTCTGATAAGGTCATGACAAAGACACTCTCTCATATCTTTTCAACCAATAAACCAGTGGCCTGCTTTCATTTTGCCGCATACGCAGCAGAGGGATTGTCGCCCTTTATTAGACATTATAATTATACAAATAACATTTTATCAAGTGTTAATATTATTAATCAATGTATCGAGCATGATACGAAGATGATCTTTACATCTTCTATGGCTGTATACGGAAATCAATTTCCTCCATTCACAGAAAGAATGGGTCCAGCACCAATCGACCCCTACGGCGTTGCAAAGTATGCTACTGAACTGGACATTAAAATTGCCCACGAGCAACACGGTCTACAGTACACTATTATTCGCCCACATAATATTGTTGGCATTTATCAGAATATATGGGACAAGTACCGCAACGTTGCAGGCATTTTTATTCGTCGCGTCCTCGCTGGCGAACCGATGTTGATTTATGGCGATGGATACCAAACTCGTGCGTTCTCAGACGTTAAGTATTACATGAAGCCGTTTGAAACCCTGATTGACAGATGTAATGGTTACACATTTAATCTTGGTGCAGACAAGGCGTACACCATCAACGAGCTTGCAGACACAGTTCAGCGTATAGCTTGGAGGCATGGGTTTGAAGCAGAGAAGCAACATGTAGAGGGTCGTCACGAAGCTAAACATGCACACTGCGACCATACGTTGGCAAAAGATCCTAGAAACCTTAATTTTCACGATGGTACAAATCTTGAGAAATTGATTGACGAAATGTTCCACTGGGCCATGCGTCAACCAGAACGAGAGCAAAAGAGAATGGAATACGAAGTCGAGAAGGGAATTTATGACTACTGGAAATGATTTTGGATTTATTCTACTTCCGGGTCCACACCTAGCAGAAGTAGATTTGTCCACAATTAAAGATTCGACCGTAATATTTATTTCAAGAGCTATCAAGGCTTTTGATCAGGTTTGCCCTAGTAATCACAAGTATTTTGCCTGTGGTGACTTGCATACGGTAAACCAAATCCTTCCCGATGTTCGTAAAGTAGATAAGGATAAAGTATACCTTGCATCTTGTACGCCAGAGAAAGAATTTGATGGACACTATGTCTGGAGTATGAATATGGAAAATAAGCTAAAAGATTCGAGTCAATTATCTCTCAATATGTTAGATAATGATCCGATCCCTTGGGGATATGGATCTGTGAACGACATGGGTTTTCCACTGGCTCTCAAACTGGGACTCAGGACTATATTTTTAGTTGGTGCTAATCATGATACAGGAGGTCAGTTCTTTGACCCTAATTTTAGAACAAGGTCTGGACCTGACGCTCAGAATATCATAGACAGAATAGGTAATTCATTTCATATTTACAAAGATTTCTTTGATCAGCAAGGAATCAAGGTTTACAACACTTGTACTTACAGTAAAGAAACAGCTTTTGAAAAGGTGAGCTTTGAAGAACTTAGCAATTATACCGGTTAGAAAAGGTAGTGTTAGAGTAAAAAACAAAGGCGTAAGACCCTTTGCTGGATCTAGCTTGTTGGAGGTAAAGATAAACCAACTGCTAGATTGTGACCTTGTTGACGAAGTGATGGTTGGAACAAATGACCCAGTAGCAAAAGAGATAGCTAAAAAGTACCCAGTAATTATTGCAGACAGAGATGAAATAGTTTGTGATGAGAAACGGTCTACAGCAAATGACATGATATTTGACTTGGCTAGTAGGGCACACTCATCGGTTACAAATATTGTATGGGCACACTGTACAAATCCACTTATTGATGCAAAAATTTATGATGAAGCAATCGACATTTTTATCAAAGGGCCGTTCGATTCGTTGGTGTCCGTAACCGAACTACGCAGTCATGTTTGGCGAAAATACGGGTTATTTTATGAACCTCTTAACTTTAACCCATACGGTGATCGTCATCCATTAGCTTCAGAGCTTGAACCATACTGGTATCAGAACGGTGGTATTTTCATTCAACCCAGAGAACAAATGGTGGATAATAGATATTTCTATGGGGATATGCCATACGTATTTTTAATCGACGAATACGACGCAATCGACGTAGACACACCAAAAGATTTTAAAATAGCTGAACTTTTATATGAAGAAAAATATGGAAACGCAAGATAAAACTTGGGGCAAAAACACGGTAATCCACAATAGTGAGTATTCTATTGTTTGTTTTGCAGAAATAGATCCGGGAGGATTTTGTTCAGTTCACATTCATGAGAACAGGCATAATTGGTTTCAGGTGGCAGAAGGCTCTGTTACCATCTATATGTGGGGTCATACCGATCAAGATGCAGAAGCTACACCACTAGAATATGAACTAACACCAGATAGTGATCCGTACTGTATTGAGGCCAGAATACCACATCAATTTTACAGTGAAAAAGGATGCAAACTGGTTGAAGTTTACACGCCTGCTTCTGATAACCCTATTAATTTCGACGACATAATTAGATTGAGGTTAACTTTATGAGTGTAGACGAATTTTTAGAAGAGAACAAGAACTGGTCTGTTTACCAGTGGCATACAAATAATAATGGTTTGGGAGTCCTAAAAAGAAATGACTAAGTTGCAATTACCAGATGTAACAGTTTTTAGCTTTTGTTGGGGAACAGAGCATGTAGAGAAATCTCTCAGAGCCATGCTGATTGCGATGGATCAGGTAGACTTCAAACGCAGCGTTCTTATTACAGATAGTAGTAAAACAGATTTGTCGTTATTCGGTCAAGTCATTGATAGACACAAGATCGAAGTATGTGATATGAGTGTCGATCTCAATGACAACATGTCGAATGATGATAAGAATCGAGTAGGTTTTAATCAATCTTTTATTCAACAGACAAATAAGTACATTTTTGACGATTTCTGTTTGAATGTTCAGCATGATTCGACTATAATAGATATAGAGAAGTGGGACAACCGCTTTATGGACTATGACTATATCGGTGCTCCTTGGCCGATGCACATCATTCAAGCGAGCGATATGGTTGCTGGACGCATAGAAGAAATCCCGAACGTTGTTGGCAACGGAGGGTTTTCTTTGAGAACACGAGCATTTGTAGAGGAATCAGCAAAACTAGGATGGGAACACAAAAACGAAGACCTCAATATTTGTGTTTTCAATTATGACACTATGACCTCCGCAGGAATTAAGTTTGCACCACCAGAACTAGCAGCACAATTTTCTAAAGAACACCCAACACCATATGGTGGATTCAATAGAGACTTACTGTTTACTTACAATTCATTTGGTTTCCACGGTGAGTTTAATTCGGCGGGTATGGAATTCATTCAAGACTACGATTTAAAAGGAATGGTATGAAAGTTTTAGATACGAGAGATGACTATCTAGACTACATCAAAACACTGCTTCCAAAAAACCCGAAAGTTCTGGAGATTGGTGTAGAGCATGGGCATTTTTCAGAGAAGATTATGAAAGTTCTGGAACCATCAGAGCTTCACTTATTAGACCCTTGGGAGTGGAATCCCGATAATGGGCTGGTATATCAAGAAGGTCACATGAGAAATGTACCTACTGCTCACAGTAATGTGAACATGCAGATTGTACTGGAGAGAAAGTACGAAAAAGAAATCGCAGAAGGAAGAGTTCATATCCACAGAGGATACTCTCACGAACTAGTCGATGAATTTGAAACAGCATACTTTGACTTTATTTATTTAGATGGCTGTCATTTGTACGAGTCTGTAAAGAAAGACATCGAGTGCTATGTGCGTAAGGTACAACCCGAAGGCGTTTTGGGTGGGCACGATTACATTAGTCAGGAAACGTTCTTTGTTCAAGAGGGCGTTACTTATACCAATCAACTTGGATACGGAATTAAACAGGCCGTAGACGAATATTTAGAGGCCACTCCGGTAGTTGAGATGTGTGCCCTAGTTAGTAGTGATATGCCATTTCCTGATTGGGCAATTAGGAGGAGAAAATAATGAAAGTTTTATACATTGGGTATTACAAAGAACATAGCGACTGGGGTAGAACTGCTAGGAACAATATTCTAGCCCTAGATTCTGCTGGTGTAGATGTAGCATGTCGGTCAGTTGTATTTGGCGTCGATCATACTCCAGAGGAAATGAGAAGATTTGAAGAAAAAGACATTGAAGATTGCGATGTATGTATACAGCACGTATTCCCAGACCATATGCTTCCATCGTCTAAATTTAAGAAAAACATCGCTATTTTAGCAAATGAATTTGTTGAAGCTAAACACTCTACTATTATAGAAAAGCTAGATCGTTTCGATCAGGTTTGGGTTCCAAGTCCGTGGGCTGAAATTGCTTTTAAAAATACGCCTATCGAAGATAAGATCAAGCGAGTCCCATACGCATTTAATAAAGATAACTACAAAGCCACTACTAGTCCAGTAAATGGGGGAATTGAAACAAGAGATAAGTTCAAATTCTATACTATTATCAATAATGAGGGCGATGGAGTAGAAAGAGTATTGCGATGTTTCCATTCTGAGTTTGATGACACAGATAACGTTGTACTCTTGTTAGGTGTGGATGAATCGTGTAACAAGCAACTTATCGACCAGAAGATTGAAAAGGTAAAAACAGACTTAGGACTCAAGCCACAAGCATCCGATTACAGGAAAGACGTATTCGTTCCAAGATTAAGCGGGTCTCATGAGCCACTTCATGTTTTTGCAGATTGTTATGTTAGCTGTGGAACTCAAAGAACTTTGAACCTAGAAGAGTTTGATGCCTTCGCCTTTGGCAACACACCAATTATACCAAATGTAACAGACGCAGAGGCATACTTTGATGACCATGAATGTGTTGTATCATCTATCTATCAAACAAATACAAACCGATCAAAAATGTGGCCGGATTTGAACAATGGTAAGGACTACATTATCATACCTTGTGAAAAAGAAATGAAAGAGACGATGAGAAAATTGTACAGTGCTTGGTCAGAAAACCCAGTAATTTATAGTGTAAATAGAAAAAGAGAAGCATTTGAACGATTGGAAGTAATGTCGCTAGAAAGTGTAGGAAATTATATGAAGGAGAATCTAAATGCTTAAAGTTCACTCTTTGATTCAAAAAGTGCAAAGGCCAAAAGACAAGCCTTATAACATCTTAACATTCAATACTCATGAGCGTTACCAGACTCAAGTCGCAAAGACTGGTCATAATTTTTACGCATTTAATTTTGATGGCGGGAAAGATTGGTTTACTGAACATGCACCAATGCCAAGTAATTACTATCAACTTCCCAAAAATTCTGTTTTTCCGGGTGTAACCTTTGACTTTATTTTTGTCAATAGTAAATTCGGACAATATCAAATTGCTTCACAAATTAACTCTTCTTTACAGTTGCCAGTATTGTGCTTGGAGCATACGTTGCCACATCTTAACTGGCCTGCGGAGCATCTTCGGCAATTTCAGCAAATGCGTGGTGATATCAATGTATTTATCACGGAATATTCTAAAAGTAAATGGGGTATTCCCGGTGAAGTGATTTACCACTCTATTGATGCAGAGTTATTTAAACCGTCTGACGTTGAACGTAAACCTCAAGTCCTAACCGTTGCTCACGACTTTATCAATCGTGACTATGCTTTAAATTTTAATGGTTGGAATAGGATTACAGATGGAATGAATAGAGTTGTAGTTGGAGAGACAGAAGGATTATCCAAAGCAGCAGCATCGGTGGATGAGTTGGTGAAACAGTATCAAGAGTCTTTGGTTTATATTAATCCAAGCACTCTCAGTCCTGTGCCTACGTCCATGTTAGAGGCCATGTCATGCGGCTGTGCGGTCGTTTCTACAAATACGTGTGATATTCCAAATATTATTAAACACGGCGAGAACGGCTTCCTGAGCAACGATGAGGGCGAATTGAGAGGCTATATCGAAAAACTATTAGCTGATCCAGAACTAGCAAAGAAAATGGGCGAATCTGCCAGACAAACTATTCTAGAAAAGTTCTCAGAAGATAGGTTTATTAATGAGTGGAACACTATTTTTGACAAAACATATGGAGTAATTAGATGAAACTACAAATTATCAGACCAGAGCAAGACTCGATTGGTGGCTACGAGGTAGTAAAGATTACACAGCCTAACTCGCTTGAGTTGTCCCATGTTGTAGACAACTCTTGTGAATCTATTCTAGCAGCAGATTTAATGGATTCTTTCAGTTCTAATTCTGTGCAGCAGGTCTGTCAGGCGTTAGTATCCAAACTTAGGCTTGGCGGTGAAGTTTCTGTTGGTGGAACAGACGTTAGATTTTTCTCTAAATTTCTGGTGAACGGTCTTCTTGATGTAGAGAGTGCGTGTCAAATTATTACCGCTGCATATTCCATGTCTACTTCTGATATGGTTGTAGAGGCACTGAAAAGTCTAGGGTTAGAAATTCTCACTGTGCATATGGATGGACTACACTATGAAGTCAAAGCAGTGAGGAAATAATGGATTGTAGCAAATGCGTATTTAACATCATGGACGATGGACCTCCCATGAGCGGTGGTCCCTTCGGTGGTGGTCAGGTTGGATGTAAAGTAGGTAGATTACAAAAGTTTATTGACAAAGGTAAAGCAAAAAGAAGAGGGATTGTATCGACTTCGTATGAATTGACCCAGTTTTGCAATATGTATAGGGAAGAAGAATGTGATGCAGATAAGCAAAGATACAATGTAATGCCTCTGTTTGGAATCGTTGTGTCTATTACGCCTGAAGATACACTTGAGGAACTCACTGAATTCTGTAGACATCTTGACTCCCTCGAATATCCAAAAGAGAAGTTGAAGATCGTGCTGTCAGTACCCTCTGGTCTAAAGTATGCAGAAGGCGTACTGCATCTCTTTAATATGTTGAAGGTGAATTTTATCGCAGCAGAATTGGTGCTTCACTTGCATAACGAAGGTAATGTAAAAGACAATGAAACGTTTAAAAAATTGTTAGAAGCTACCTATTTTGTTAAGGTGGGTGTGAAAGACAGGTTTAACCTAGACGTTTTTCAGGTAATAGACGATCTACTTAATGACGAACTGAAACAATTGTGTTTTGTAGAAAATAATTCAATATGCATTGTGTTAAGGAGCGTTATTCAGCAAATATATTACAATTATGAGAGCTATGAAAAAGCTGTGGAGGGCTTGAAAACAATCTCTATGGAGCAGAATAAATATGAAAAAATCTAATCGCTTCATCACAAACGCTAAATCTAATAATTCTGGGGTACTTAGAGATGAGAAGATAACTGTAATACTTCTAGCTGAAAATTATGGCTACAGGATGAAGTCTTACGGCCCTATCTCTTTGATAGAGTTTGAAGGTAAAACGTTATTAGAAAGACAAGTAGATGCGATTAGGTCTGTTTTTTTAGACTCCGAAATAATTTTATGTTCAGGCTTTGAAACAAATAAAGTTTACCATTTTGTAAATTCTAAATTCCCAAGCAGTTATAATATTAGAATAGTAGAAAATCAAGTTTATTATCATTCGAATTGTTGTGAGGGTCTGAGATTATGTATGAACAATACGACCAATAACAAGATATTGGTATGCGGTGGCGGTGTAGTGCTGACACCAAGATTCTTAAAAAGTCTTAATCTTAGAAAGCCATCAATATTCACTCAGGCGGGAAAGAAAGAGGATACATTTGAGATAGGAGTTATACCAAACGAAAACGATTCAAGATTAGAAAATATGTCTCTAGCGATTAAAGACAATGTGTGGACCGAACTTCTGTACTTGACAGGAGAGCCACTCGTAAAATCTTTCTACAACTTAATATCCAAAGCAGAACTTAAAAACAAATTTCTGTTTGAGGCTATAAATTCATGGAAGGGCAGAAGACAACTAAGCATTTTTGAAAACGATTCTGACCCAATATTTAAAATTGACAACATAAAAACTCTCAAAAGGATAAACAATGAAAATTTTGTTCCATAATTACTCAAGTTCAACCTCTACAGAGCCTCTTTACCTTCATAACGCACTGCAAAAGTGCGGAGTGGAGAGCGTTATTTGGGGCGATCCCAATATGAGTGCTTACGATGTTTTTGACACTACAAAGCCGGATGTATTTGTAACGCACTTCAAGACATTCAGTCAAGATATTTTTCAATACATGAAGCAGAATAGTGGCTGCTCTTTGGTGTTGAATGTAACTGGTGCATCTCAGTCGCAAATTGAATCTATCGAGAAAGAGTTAGAGAAGGCGGGCATCAAGGTAGCTTTCTTGTTCACGAACAGTTTTGAGAATAAACTAAAAACAAAACTCAAGCTACACAACCTTCTGCCTGCGGCAGACCTGTTTAATCTTCCACCTCAACAAAATGTTAAGTCTGTTTTGCCAGAAGCTGTGGTTTCTAATAAATTTGACGAAAATGTTGAGAATTATATTGGTGAAAAGGACGTTTTCAATCTATTATATATTACGGACGGAGACAAGGACAGCAACTTCGACATAAGGGTAAATGTCAGAAACCTTTCCCAGCTTTACAAAGTGTATGACAAGATGTCTTTAGTTGGAGATAATGACTTGTGTTGCTCTCAGTTGTTCTTTGATATGGTGATGTATTGTAACAATCCAGTTATTAGAAGTTCGGACCAAGAAGTTTTCAATAAATTTTTGGGTAGTGTCTTCCAAGACACAGGTCAGTATGAAGACGATTTACTGGGTGAAATTAGAAACCAAATCAAAGATAGGCATACGCCATTTCATAGAGCTTGGAGATTAATGAAATTCTTGGGTGACAAAGATGCGATGTCTAAAATTGACAACGTAAAAAATCAACTACCAACATTAATTAAGGATATGTAATGAAACTATTGGTACAATTTCCAACATACGGAAGAGCGGAGAAGTTCCTCCGTGTGTTGAATCAATACGTCGAGACGGTCAGTCCGCATCATGACGTATTTTTTAATATTAATTGTGATTTGGTAGATTTGACTATGACAAATGCTTACGTTCAAGAGAGGATAAAATACCTCCTTTCTAAGATGCCGAATGTAGAAGGCGTAGTCAATTACGATCAGAACACAGACAAGATCAGTGCGATTAATGACCATATTGATGGTCGTGAATTTGATATTGTAATCTGTGCTAGTGACGATATGGTTCCAAAGGCTTGGGGTTGGGACAACGAGATTGCGATTGCCATGCAGGAGCACTTTCCAGATCTAGATGGTTGTGTTCATTTCAACGATGGGAACACAGATGGGGAACTTATCACTTTTTCTATTCTTGGTAAAGCATTGTATGACCACTTTGGTTATATTTATCACCCAGACTACAAAAGCCTTTACTGCGATGATGAGTTCACGCAAGAGGTAAGACGTATGGGTAAAGAGAAGTATATCAATAAAGTCATTATCTCTCATGAGCATTGGAGTATTGAAGGTTCTGAGAATCATAATCAAGAAGACATCGCCGTTCAAAAAACTCTGCACTACTCTGGGCGAGATCGGCTTGTATTTAATAGGCGTAAAGAGATGGGCTTCCCTAAACAAAGGATAACAAATGACTAAAGTTATTGGTTTCTCTCTATGGGGAGACAATCCAAAATATACTGTAGGTGCAATAAGAAACGCACAACTCGCACCTGAGATTTATCCGGGTTGGGAGTGCCACTTTTATGTTGGTGATGGTGTGCCGCAAGATGTCATTGATACACTATCCATTGATAACACTGTTATTCTAATGGATGGATCAGGCTGGAACGCTACCTTTTGGCGTTTCTTGTCTGCTGAGAAAGCTGATGTTTTTATTTCAAGAGATACAGATTCTCGGCTAAACCCAAGAGAAAAAGCCGCAGTAGACGAGTGGCTTGCTAGTGATAAAGACTTTCACATCATGCGTGACCATCCATATCACCAAACAGAGATTCTTGCGGGAATGTGGGGTTGTAGAAATGGCATCCTTAGTGGTATTAGAGATATGGTATTTAACTATGATATGAGAGACTACGACCAGACATACCAAAACGATCAGAATTTTTTAAGAGAAGTTGTTTGGCCTATAGTCCGAGATAAATCATTTGTTCATGATCCATATTTTAGCGTGGGGCATGAATTTCCAACCATGAGAGAGGATATGCAAGACTTTGTTGGACAAGTATTTGATGAAAATGAGGTGCCACAATTTTGAAAATCTTAATTATACAAGAAAACGGTCATCATGACCTAAACAGAAACTTTAGAGAGTGCTTTTGTCTCAAGCGTGGATTTGAGCATCATGGTGCTGAAGTAGAAATTTGGGGAAAGGGTCACGATGATTTCGATCCAAATCCAGACCAGCGAATGTACGACCAATACTTCAGTCACTTTGATTTGGTGTTCGCGATTGAAAACTGGGACTGGATGCCAGACATGAGTAAAGTACACACCAAGAAATTTATCTGGGCAATTGACGCACACTGCAAAGGCCCACGAGTCTACGAGCGATATGGATTTGACAAGGTTCTACATGCCTCATCGCAATTTGCAGAAAAAGACTGCTGGCTTCCAAACTGCTACGACGACACTATTATTTATCCACTAGAAAATTTATACTACAAAAGTTGCGGAATTGGTTTCTGCGGTAATGTAGTCAACAGACAGTCATACATTGATATATTGAAGGCTAACTTCCCACAGTTTAGATTTGACGAATTTGTTATTGGGCCGGATATGGTCGAGGCAGTCAATTCATACCTTGTACATTGGAACGCTAATATTGGAGTTGATGTAAATTACAGAAACTTCGAAACAATGGGTTGTCAAACAATGCTTTTAACCTCTGCACATCCAGCATATGGATCACTTGGAATTAAAGACGGAGTAAACTGTCTTACTTATAGCAATACAATAGAAATGATTGGAAAAGCAAAATATGCTCTTGAAAATGATAATTTTCGACATGATATTGCTAAAGAAGGATACGAACTAGTAAAGAAACATCATACATACAAAAACAGGGCACAACAAATATTGGAGATGCTATGAAAGTAGTCGGGCTTATGCTCGCCTCGAACAATGAGGAAAATGGCCGTTCTTACATGGATATGGTAACTGCCTGTAAAGAAACATGGATCGCAAACAGACACCCTAATGTAGAAGTTATCGCTACTTGGGGTAAAACATACCAACCTTACATTACAGAAAAAGTAAAGGAAGGAGAATGGATACTCACTCAAGAAAATGATCTTCTGATAAATACAGAGGAACATAGAGCGAATCTACTTATCAAGACAATTAAGGGTATGGAATGTGCCCTATTGAAATACCCAGATTTGGACTATATTTTTAGACCAAACTGTGGTAGCTACGTAAAAACAGATTTGCTGTATGAATTTTTACAGGATAAACCAAGAGAAAAGTATTTCGGAGGTATACTTGGTGAGCACAAGGGTATTCCATTCATCTCTGGTGCATGTATGTTATTCAGTAGAGATGTTGTAGAATTGATAGTAAAAAATCAAGATAAAATCAACTTAGATGGTTGGAAAATGATGGACGATGTAAGTCTCGCCCAGTATCTTTCTTCAGAAGATATTGAACCAACAGGAGATGGACATAGAGTCCAAGCTGGTAATGAACAGGAACTAAAAGATTCTTGGGATAGGAAATGTTACCACTATTATTTCTGCCACACAATTAATCCAGAGTTAGTTCGTAAGACACACTTATTGTTTAGAGGATCTGCTAAATGAAGATTGACAGAATCATTACATCAATAAATGATAACCCAGATTATGTCTCTTTTGCACAATTTACGTGTTGGGCATGGCATAAACTAGGTTATAATGTAACGTTGAACATTGTTGGAGACCACACCGTTGACGTAGGAGAGACTGCTGACGTTGTAAACTGGGAAAATCTACCATATGTAGAGAGTAAAAAGCAATCCCAGTTTATTAGGATGTATAATGCAAGCACATATGGCGACGAAGTGTGCATGATTGCAGATATTGATATGGTCCCCTTGAGTGACGCACCTCTTGTAGCTTATGGTTGGGTTCCAGAAGATCATCTGGCTCAATTTGGCTATGAGCATCCGGCCTTCCAAAGACATCCAGATATTGGAAAATGGCCCATGCATGGCACTGCTGGAAAGGGCAGTACGTTCAAGGAAATTATTAACCCAAACGATAAGAGTTTGGCATCTTGTGTTTCGGAATGGAACATTTCCATGCCAGACTATCGAGCGAGACCTATGATGAGTGGATATTTTTGCGATGAGTCGCTAATTAAATGTCTTCTAGATCAATGGTCTGGAAAAGATAGCAGGGTAAGCAAAATACGAAGAGAAGAATCTGGAGATTTTAAACAGCACGCAGATGGAGGTTATACTGTTTACGGAAGAATCGACAGAGAGAAATGGGCAACCTTAGAGGATGAAGATTTACAAGATTATTTTGAAATTCATGGGCCAAGACCTTTTACGCAACAATGGTACAAGGCTGCCATACAACATTTAGGAGATAAATAGTGAGTGATGATTGGAATAGCCATAAACCAGTTTTGCACGCACTTTTAAAAACGTGTAACATAGAAAGTGTATTTGAGTTTGGTAGTGGGTTTGGCAGCACGCCCATCTTTGTCGAAGGTTGCAAATCTGTGCATAGCGTAGAAATGCAAAGCGAGGAATGGTTTGTTAAGGTTAAAGAAAAACTTAGCAGTTATGAAAATTTCAAATATGATATGATGCTTGGACCAATTGATGCTATCGTATACTTTGCTGGTATAGATAAAAAATACGATCTAGTATTCGTTGACGGTCATGGCCTGTCAAGACCTGAGTGTATCAATGCTGCGTTCAGCAAAACGGACATTGTTGTTACGCATGATACTGATGTACATTCATACCACTGGGAAAGAATCAATCTACCAGAAGGTTGGTCTAAAATTAATTATAAGGTAGTGCCTTGGACCACAGTTTTTCATAAGAATACTGTAGATATTTCTGAATTAAAAAAGGAGCTTGAATTATGAAAATATTATTAACTGGTGGTTCGGGATTTCTAGGAAAGAACATCGTAGGTCATTTCAATGTGGTGAATATCTGTGACGGTTCTTCGTGGAACTCACTTAGTGATGGTCCGGGCGGCACTGTATTAGAAGACAAATCTGAACTAAGCTACAATGTAATACCTATGAGTAGCAAGGTCTACGACCTTAGAGACAGCTATGCTTGTAAGAAAGCATTAGAATATTATACCCCCGATGTTGTTGTTCATGCTGCTGGTAGTGTTGGTGGTATTCTAGCTAACCGTGAAAATCCCGGCAAGTTTATGTACGACAATCTTGCTATGGGTATGAACATGATGGAGCGTACTCGACAGTACCGAGACAGAACTCAAAAAGATGTAAAGTTTATCATGTTGGGTACAGTTTGTGCATATCCAAAGCACACACCGACACCATTCTTGGAAAGCTACTTATGGGAAGGTTATCCAGAGGAAACTAACGCACCTTATGGTATCGCTAAGAAGACTTTGATGAAGATGGGCGAGACTTATCATGAACAATATGGGATGAATATTGTTAATCTCATTCCTGTAAACATGTACGGCCCATACGATCATTTTAATCTCACAAGTAGCCATGTAATACCTGCCCTTATTTTGAAGTTTTATAACGCCATTAAAAACGGTGAACAAGAAGTCAGAGTGTGGGGCACTGGTAAAGCATCAAGAGAGTTTTTGTATGCTGGCGATTGTGCCGAAGCGATTCGTTTGGCTATTCATAACGACGTTGGGCCAGAACCAATCAATATTGGAACTGGCAAAGAGATCACAATTCATGACCTAGTGACTGAGATTGGCGATCAGATGGGTTATGAAGGAACGATCAAGTGGGAAACAGACAAACCTGATGGGCAACCTCGTCGTTGCCTAAACACTCATCAGGCTACAGAGAAGCTGGGCTTTAGTGCCTCAACAGATTTACAAACTGGACTTAAACATACTATCGAATGGTTTTTGAAGGAGAACAAATAATGAACTTAGGATTTTTTGTACCTACTAGTGCTGGCACCCCACAAAATACAAAGATTTACAATTTTCTAAACAATTCAGTGGAAGACCTCACCTCTGCTTCTGTATTCTTCAACGACACTGGGTTTAATCCAGTAGCTCCTAGATTTGGAATGTTTGACTCTGCTGATATGTGGAGCTTTAGTGGCAACCTAATTTGTACCACAATAGATAACTTAAGAAGGGCAGTGTCAACTGTCAATAATATTAAACTTGCATATCTCTTTAGTTCCAGTGAAGATATAGAAAGAAACTTGTTTGACTTTGTTGGTATAGCACAGACATACAAGGTACTCGTAGATAACCTAGTAGACTATAACACGTTTTATAGACTAACAGGGCACAAGCCGGTTCTCGTAGAGGATTGGTCAGTCGATAAATTAAAGGAGGTTTTTAATGGCTAGTTTTGACGATAAAGTTATTGACTTGTATAATGAGCAAAATAAAAGTACGTATGAGATTGCGAAACAACTGAACACTTACCCAAATAAGATTAGGCGAACACTAATTAAGCATGGGTATGAGTTGAAGGACAAGAGTGCGGCACAAAAAGCTGCACTAAAATCTGGTCGCAGTTCTCATCCTACTGCCGGTAAAAAAAGAACTGACGCTGAGAAGATCGCAATTAGTCAGAGTCTTGTAAACTACTGGGAGGAAATGAGCGACAAAGAGAAAGCTCGAAGAGTCAAGCAGGCAAAATATAATTGGAAAAACATGTCTGCAAAACAAAAAGAAGAGATGAGATCTAAGGGTATTGCTGCAATCAGAACTGCCGCAAAAGAAGGCTCTAAAATGGAGCGATGGGTAAAAGAGAAGCTAGAAGAGGCTGGTTTCTCGGTCAGGATGCATGTTTTAATAATTCCGGCAGAAAATCTGGAAATTGACTTGTATATTCCTGATTTGAAGACTATAATAGAGGTAGACGGGCCAAGTCATTTCTTGCCTATCTGGGGAGAGGAAAAGCTCCAGAAACAGGTAAATGCAGACTTGAGAAAGTCAGGTGCCCTGTTGAGTAAAGGATATGCAGTGATCCGTTTGAAGTCACTGGGACAGGAAAGTTTGGCAAAGCGTGAAGAGATGTTGTCGTCCGTAGTAGATGAAGTAACCAAGATCTCTAAAAAGTTTCCGCCAAAGAGTAAACGTTTTATTGAGGTTGAATAATGAATGATGATTTGTTTGAGGGCGTTGCTCTTGAGACTCCACAAAATGTTGATACTAGTGTAAAGGATGAGATTGTGACAGAAGGACCAAGCCCTACTGATGTAGAGTGGAATGACTATGTTTTAGGGTTGTTTGACGAGAAGGAACTGTACGATGGGCGACCATTGTGTGCAGGATTAAGGAGAGTGGCAGAACTTCTGCTAGGAAGGATTGTCAGTAGTAGACCAACTCAAGTATTTCCCCCCGCAGAGGGGGATTCTATTGGTAGAGCTACTGTTATCTGGGAAGTAGTGTTTGAAGATGGTAGTGTATTTAGTGATGTGGCTGATTGCTGGGAAGGCAACACAGACGACACATTTTGCGTGTTTAACACCGCTACAGCAGCAACGAGGGCTGAAGGGCGTGCTTTAAGAAAGGCTCTTAGACTCAAGACTGTGGCCGCTGAAGAGATGACCAAGAAGAATACTGCTAGTATTGTACGTAGTATTAGCCAAACTAAAGCTATGGCGAATACAGATGGTGAGTACGATGACTCATCAAGAATGACTGATCCACAAGCTAGATTTATTGATGGTAAGTGTAAACAGTTAAATATAGATGTGGAAGCATTTTTTAAGGAGGTACTCGATACGAATGTAAAGCGTAAAGTAACGAAGAGTCAGGCCAGCGATGCTATTAAGTTGTTGGGCGGTGATTATCAAAAAGACAAAAGTCTAATTACTAATTTCATGGGTTACAAGTCCGATTGGAGAGACTAAATAATGAAAGTAAACTACCAAACTAAAAATGGTCGTCTTAGCGTTGAGCTTGAGGGCGACTCTCAAAAAGAGATTTTCGAGCAAATTTCGCGTTTCCAAGAGGTATTTGAGGAAACTGCGTGCGGTAAATGTGGCTCTGAGAATATCCGCTTCGTTGTTAGAAATGTAGATGATAATCTATATTACGAGCTTCGTTGTGGAGATTGTGGAGCAAGGTTGTCCTTTGGTTCTCACAAGAAGGGGGGTGGATTGTTTCCGAAACGTAAAGATGGTGACAATTGGTTGCCCGACCGTGGTTGGGTAAAATGGAATCCCAAAACTGAAAAGAACGAATAAAGGAGATCTAAATGAAGAAGGGTAGGCCGAAACCTACCCTTTTTCTTTTTACTTTACAAGGATCTGCTCCTTATAGGTACTCTAGAGTGAAATAAAGTCCGAAATCTGTTTTGCTCCCAATACTGTTTGGCGATGCACTCAAAGCAACATACCAGTCGTGACGATTAGCACGACAAGATTCACCAGATTGAGAAATGTAATTAAAGTGTGTGCCATCACCAGTTGCCAGAGGGTCATCTGACGATGTATTTAAACCACTGGGTCCGGGTCCGGGTGTCATCACGTAATCTGCCATAGCAAACCCGTCAGTAAACTGTGTCCACTGGTGATCGTCTGCAACACCTCTAAATTTGAGTGGCCCGTTGTTTGCACCAAAATCTACACCAATAACTGGATGCGGGTGTCTAATTTCGTAAACTTGAGTTACAACACCGCTCGCGTGGTTATCAATGCTCTGACGGTCAAAAATTCTTAATTTGCAGTTCTGGACACGTACTGCGTCCGCATTTTCAAACCTAATATTCAGTGGTGCAGCAATATTTGGAATACCAGAAACTACACTGGATGATGCCTCGCCCTGAATATAGGCAGTTGTGTCAGTCGAATACTTTAAATTAGAACATTTGATGCCAGAAGTGGTGCCATTTGCATCAGTAACATACGTAGAATCCTGATACTGGCTAACTGGGACAGAAATACCAAAACCTCCACCAAAGAACCCTAGACCCGATCCAGCGTCACTATTGATAAGGTCTGGCTGATTTCCAGTGCCCTCTGTATAGATATTTTCGTTATTTGCGTGAAATGTTATTGTCGCCATAGTTTTAATCTCCTTGTAAAGATTTACAATGTATTATACACATAAAATTGGTTTAGAGTAAGTTTATATTTTCAATTGAAATATACTGCTCGTTGGCTTCTGTCGCATTTTGAATATTGCCCCACGGGACGGCATCGGAACCGCAAGCAAACCAAGTCATAGATATATCATTATGAAAATGGAAGAAAATGTCATATGAGCCATCGTCAGACTTGAGCAAATCAGGAATGACATATTGGACGGTCGCAGTATCCTCAATAAACGCCAGTGGTTCTGTCGCATTACTGAACCCAGTAGAAATGTGTTTTGGTCCGGGTTCGTTGGCAGCGATCCTGTTTATTTCCTCACCATTTCTTTTTATAAGGAATGGTTTGTCATCATATTGAATACTATTTTGTAGTCCGGCACAAACAAAATATCCATTGAAACCTTCGCCAGCACCAACAATAGGAGATATTATAAAACTAGGATTAAAGCTACCAATTAGATCTCCACTAGATGCTGTTTTGTTGACCGGAATACCAGATCCAAATCTTTCCACGCTTAATGCCGCGACAGAACCCTCATCGCCTGTTGCTGTAACTCTCAAAATGATATCATTTTCAAATATGCCAACTGCGTCGCCGGAGGAAAACCCTGTGCCATAATTGGTCACAATTAATGATGATGCGTAGTCCCAAGCTGGCTGACCTTCAGCCTCTTCTTCTGCAACCATTTGGACACTATTAACGGGAGGTATATTAGCAATAGGAATACCTAGTGTTTTTGCGTAGTACCTATAGGGCAATAATTTACCATTTCTTTTTGTGTCTACCAACCAATATTCTTCACCCA